CTATAACTTTTTTTATCTCTAATTCTACCTCATGTTTTGATTTGTCAAGACTTGTTAGTCTATCAACCATACTCTTAATAGTATTCTGAGTATCTTGATGCAGTTCTAAGTTGTCTTTTATTTTCTTTTGCCTTTTCTCCCTATCAAATCGCATAGCTTTGTTTCGGGATTGCACATAATCATGTGCGTCTGTTTGTTCTGCCATAAGTTCTCCTTTGTTTTTATTATTATTCAAACATTTATATTTTTGTTTATAGTTGTTAATAAATTATTAATAACAGGCATTATTTTTTCAACATCATTAGTAGGCATACTTTTTAGACTACTATCTTTAATTGCTATTACTAAAAAACAACTTAATATCTCATTTAAAGTACCAAACTTATCTAATAATTTATTTTGAAATATATCTTGTTCTATTTTTTCTATTTGTTCTTTGGTTGTTTGTTTCATTTTTTTACCTCTCATTTAAAGATATAATATTTATATATAAAATATATATCTAATTAATATACTTAACTATACAACCTATGAGATACTGTGTCAAGGTGGGAAATAAAAAACCCTACCAATGCTGTTCGCAAAGATAGGGTAAAATTTATTAGAATATTAAATTTTGTACTAGCGTTATAATTGGCAATACCACAAGTATGATAAATGGTATCGCCAAAAATAAAGTATATAAAATAGTCATAAATGTTTTCTCCTTTCAACTGTTACATTCTTTATTCATATATACTTACATTATTATACATATTAGGGGGTGTCAAGCTGTACGCCAATGTTTCTAATGTCTTCTAAAAAAATATATTAATTTCTACCCATGCCAATGTTTCTAGTGTCTTCTGAAATAATATATTAATTTTTTTTCGTGTAAGAGTTGCACACGTTTTAGTTGAATAGAACAAAACATGAACAGAATTACACGCAAATATGTTCTCGTAATGTTCCTTTAAGCTTAAAGAACAAAGCATGAACATAATTAGATCTGTTGTTGTATATTTATCACAAGTGTGTTGCGTAATTATCACACCTATTGCAACTTGTAGGTGTGTGGATAACTTCAAATAAAATTTGACAGTTGTTAGTAAAAAATGTTATAAAGAGGAAGTTTAAATTAACAAATAACACAAAGGAAATATGACTAACTTAATAAATAAAGCAGTTGAAATAAAAAAAGAGGTATCAATAAAAAATGATACTTCAATTAAAACGTGGGCTATGGTGCAAGATGTTGCAAATAGTGAAATAAAGGCAAATGGTAAAATGTTGTATATTTTTAAAAACTTTATGAAAATGTATGAAGATAATCAACTTGATGTTTCAAAATATTTTGATGAAAAGGCAAATGACAAAAGCCTTAAATCAATTTTATTTGATATATCTGGAGAACGAAAAACTTTAATAGCGAAAGACTTTTCAACTTTCAATAATAAGGTTTTAATTCCATCACTAGGTCAAAATCTTTTAAATTTTCAAAAAGATTTTAGTTATGAATATAAAGCATTAGAGCAAATTAGCCCTGTTGTTCTATTTGGATTAGCTAATAGAAAATGGCTTGATCTTGATAAAATGCTTATTGAAACTGAAAATGTAAAAATCCCAGTTGAGATTTGTTTAGATTGGAATATTTTTAACTTCAAAAGTTTATCTGGAAGTGAGCAAGTTTTCAGACATAATTTAGTTAAGAGCTTGTTTTCAGATAAAGAGCAAGGCAAACAATATTATTGTACTTTTAGAGGAGATAAGGGAATTTTAGAAATTTCTAAAAAATTCTTTATGCCTAAAAAAGTTCATAGTGATAATGTTGTAAATGCAGAAGTAAGCCCATTTGCAAAAGCTATGCAAAATCTTACTGATACTGATAAAGGTGTTATTGGTGCGATTACTACGCTAACACAAGCCAAAGAGGGTACACCTGCAATTAAAAGATTAAATAATGAAATTGACGAATTATATTCGGTTATCATTAAATCTTTAGAATTGATTGCAAACTCAAATACTAAAAATGCACAGCAAACATTATTAGATATTCATGCAGACGTATTGTTGCATATTAATTCTGATAATTTTAACTCACAATTTCCAAAGGTTAAATTACATAAGGTTGAATTTAATCCTAGAGTTAAAAACACAGTTATTGATTTGAATAATGGTGGAGATATTATTAAGTTTGTATCAAATCTATAAAACTTAAAACTTAAATTAAAACCCTAGACTAATCATCTAGGGTTTTTTTTTTGGGTGTTATATAAATAATGCTCAATACAATACTCAGGTAGTTATCAGGGTGGGTTATAGATACAAAAATTTACACCACCTAAAACCCCCACAAGTGAGAACAAGTTATTAATCAAAAATTTATCTCGGTAAATTACTAGGGTAAGCCCTAGAATTTACCTCGTAATCACTACATGATTATACTTATATAATTATATGGAGTATTTTTTCTAATACCCTATAAAAATTTTACACGATCAATGGGGGTACACGGGTAGCCACGGGGGGTAGTACATACTATATACACAAGCTCAACCTAAAATCACCCAATTCCCCTGTTAACCACCCTGGGGCTATATACTGGGGAGTATTATTCTTTGAATCTCGTGGTTAAACACTAGGGTATCCCTAGGGGGTATGGATATTTAGGTATACTATCTATATAAAACCCCCCCTGAGTATTGTTAATACTATTATACACCCCTATTACACTTTTGTCAATGACAATATGTAACTAAAGTGTCGCACCCCAACAAATAATTTAAATTAGTACTTGACAAAAGTAGTATTCGTGTGTATAATAGAATCAGGTACACTTTAAAAGGACACACAAACATTACAGCATGCATTCATGCACAAGAGGTCATCACTAAACTGTACCTACATGGGAATAACCTAGGATTCCCTACAAAATTAAAAACTTATGGCTAAATTTGAAGCAAACATACCAAGTTATTTAAAGTCAGGTGCAGGATCTGTACCGATTGATAATAACTTCGCAAAGATAGATAGCGAACCAGAAAATTTATCGCAGGTTATTGATAACTACACTAATAACTTTAGTGGGTTAATCAAAAGCCCTGATGATATGAGTATCAATATTCCACCTGTGGAAATACCACAGACACAGCCACAAGTACAGACTGAAAAAGAAATAAATCCGTTAGACTTAGAAAGTATTATTAAACCTAATATGTCAGAAACTTCTACTGAACCAATGGAACCAGAGATACCTTCCGATGCAGACATTGAAGATATACTAGTTGCCTAATCTAACTACTAACTTAACTAAAGATATCTCATTTAAAGAGATAATGGAATTAATAAATGCCAGACATGGATTCTACTACACCAACGACTCAAGAGACAATTTTAACAGATTCAAAAAAAAGTTTAACTGTTTCTCAGGAGAAGTTTCTAAACGCTTTATTCGGAGAAGCACGGGGAAACCCCAGAAGAGCGGGAGAATTAGCAGGTTACTCAGAACATTCTTACCCAAAAGTAGTAAGAAGTTTAAAAACTGAAATAGTATCAAGAGCTGAGAATTACTTAGCTATACACTCAGCAAAAGCTGCTACTAAAATAGTAGAGATGTTAGAAGAGGACGGCACAACTCCACATGCTAACATTAGAATGGAAGCTGCTAAACAGATATTAGATAGAATTGGTATTGTAAAGAAAGAACACATGGATATTAATGTAAAAGCATTACATGGAATATTTGTATTACCTGCAAAAGATAATTTATATGGAACTAAAGAAGATCCCAAGAAAGTCTAGAGTTATTCCTTTTGGATATTCTGTAGATAATACTGGAAAAATCTTAATACCAATAGAAGCAGAACTACTAGCTTTAGAAGAAGCTAAAAACTATTTAAAAACTTGTTCATATAGAGAAGTAGCTAAATGGTTAACTACGAAAGCGAAACGTTACATATCATATGTCGGACTTAAAAAAAGAATTACCAGAGATAGCACCTCCGAAGCCAAAAAAATTAAAGACAGTAAGACAGAAAGCCAAGCAGTCAGCTAGAGAAATAATAACAAGAAGCAGAAAGAAAGTTGCAGCAGCTGAACAAGTATTAAGATCAGCAAAACAACATGCCGATAATGTTAAGACTAAATTTAAAACAATAGACAAAACATTAGATGGTAAAGAACAGCAATTAATAACGCAGGATGTTATTGATAGTGCACCTAAGAATATTCAAGATCATATTGGTTCACAGAAGGTAATCTTTAAACCTAACAAAGGTCCTCAAACAGATTTCCTTGCAGCACCAGAACGAGAAGTATTCTATGGTGGGGCTAGAGGCGGTGGTAAATCATACGCCATGCTTATAGATCCCTTAAGGTATTGCCATAAGGCAGGACACAGAGCACTTTTACTTAGAAGAACGATGCCTGAGTTGAGAGATATAATAAATCATTCTCAACGATTATACAGCCAAGCGTTCCCAGGAGCAAAATGGAGAGAACAAGAAAAAGAGTGGAGATTCCCATCAGGAGCAAAGATAGAATTCGGTTACGCAGAGAACATGACAGATGCTTTACGTTACCAAGGGCAATCGTACACATGGATAGGAATAGACGAACTTCCACAATATCCTTCGCCAGATATATATAATTTTTTAAGATCGTCACTTAGATCAGTTGATCCTACAATACCTGTATATTTAAGAGCTACAGGAAATCCAGGAAATATTGGGTCTCAATGGGTTAGAGAAATGTTTGTTAACCCAGCAGTACCTAATACAACCTTTGATATTAGGGTAGATACGCCTGTAGGAACTAAAACTATTACACGTAGGTTTATACCTGCTAAGTTACAAGACAACCCTTATTTAATGCAGACTGATGACTACTATGCAATGCTAGCGTCATTACCTGAAGTACAGAAGAAACAATTTTTAGATGGAGACTGGGATGCATTTGAAGATTCAGCATTTCCAGAATTTAAAAAGGATATACACATTGTTGAACCTTTTGAAATACCTAAAGGCTGGCAGCGATTTCGTGCTGCTGACTGGGGTTATAGTTCTCCTGCTTGTTGTTTATGGTTTGCTATTGATTATGATAATAATCTATGGGTTTATCGAGAGTTGTATACCCAAAAGATTACAGCAGATGTTTTTGCGAAGAAAGTCTTAACCTTAGAGCAAGGAGAATACATACGCTACGGGGTCTTAGACGCTAGTACATGGGCAAAGAGAGGTGATGTGGGTCCAAGTATAGCAGAAACGATGATTCAGGCTGGATGTCGTTGGAGACCATCAGACAGAACACCTCGAAGTAGAATTAATGGTAAGCTTGAAATACATAAAAGATTTAAGTTTACTGATGACAAGGAAAAGGAACCAGGATTAAGATTCTTTTCTACTTGCAGGAATTTGATTAGGACTCTTCCAATATTACCTTTAGATGATAATAATATTGAAGATATTAATACACACACAGAAGATCATGCCTACGATGCATTAAGATATGGATGCACAAGTAGACCAATGCATACTAGCTATGCTAATAAGTTATATAATAACAATAATAGAACTAATAACTTTATCCCCTCAGATAAAATATTTGGATATTAACTAAAGGGATAAATGAAAAAGAAAAAGAAGTTACCTGTTATTGATAAAAAGAATTTTCCTTATTACCTAGCAATGGTATATTGGGAGGATATTGTTGGATCGTGTGAATGGTCTGACCTACCTGATATAAAAAATTCAAAGACAGCTATATGTTGTAGCTTTGGATGGCTTATAGAGCAGAATGATAAAACAACTGTTATTATGGCAGATTTTATATTTGAAAATAATGGTAAAATAAAAACAGGTGGTGGATATACTACCATCCCAACACAGAACGTTTTAGAAATAAAGAAAATAAAAACATAGGAAATATTATGGAAATGAAATTTGACCCCAGAGCTAAAGTTAAGCAAGGTGATTTAAGTGAATCAGCTTTTGAAACTAAAGCTCCAACTAATAACATAAATGTTAAAGTTGGATATAAAAGAGAAGAGCATGCTGCAGAAACTCAGGATGGTAAGTTTGGATATCTTGAACCTAAAAAAATTAAGAACCAAGTACAACCTTCTTTGTTTGCAATGGCAGATGAAAGAGATTACTAATGGCTAACGAAAAAATGATTTTACCTAAATCTGGTTATGTTCCTAAACAAAAGAATATGATCAACTTAGTTAATAAAGCTAGTAATTTTGAAGAGGATACAAAAAAGTATTTAGTAAATGAATTAAATAAAAACATTACAAACTATCAAAAAAAAAATAATAAACCAGGTATACTAAAAAAAGTTTATAATAATTTATTTAATAATAATAAAGATAAAAAATATGGACAGAATGATTTATTGAAAGGTAAAGATTACTATCCACCAAAACCTTAATAGGAGAATAACATGACAATAATGGGAAGATACAAACATGGTGAACTTTCACCTGATGTTGCTAAAGCTAAAAATGAAAAGCTTGCTATAGATCCAAATGCTAAAGTTAAGCAGGGAGCAGTAGCTGGAGATGGCAACGACAAACCAGGTAAGAAAGATAAAGTAGATCCATCTATTTTTAAGATGGCTGAACAGAGGGATTATTAATATGCCAATGGTAGGAAATAAAAAATACGCATATACTAAAGCTGGAATGAAAAAAGCTAAAGTAGTAGCAAAGAAAAAAGGTGCTAAAGTTAAAAATAAAAAGAAATATTAACAATGGCAGATAAGTTAGAAGAACACAATCCACTTGTTGGATATGTACGCTCTAGGTTTCAACAGGCGGAAACTTCTAGGTTGTATGATGAGAAGCGTTGGTTAAAAGCTTATAGAAACTATAGAGGACTATATGGTCCTGAAATGGCTTTTAGAGATAGTGAGAAATCTAAAGTTTTTGTTAAGATAACAAAGACTAAAGTACTTGCTGCATTTGGACAAATTATAGAAGTTCTATTTGGTTCGGGAAAATTTCCAATCGGAGTAGAGCCTACAATTGTACCTGAGAATTTACCACAGTACGCACATCTAAAACCTAAAGAAATGCAAAGTGCTAAATCTGATACACCTCTAGAAAATCCTTATGGATTTCCTGGTGATGGTAAAGAGTTACCTCAAGGTGCTACAGCAGATATGCTAATGGAAAACTTAGCACAAGAATATAAAAGTGTTGGCTTTGATGAAGGACCTTCTCCTGATAATAAAGCAATACCACAAATAGAACCTGCAAGATTAGCAGCAGAACAATTACAAAAAATAATACATGATCAGTTAGATGGAACTGATGCTACAAAAATTTTAAGACACGTATTTTTTGAAATGTGTTTGTTGGGAACAGGTATACTAAAAGGACCTTTTAATGAAGAAAAAATTAATCATAGTTGGGATACTGACAAAGAATCTGAAGAAACAATTTATACAGCACATTTTAAAACAGTACCAAAATTAGAAGCTGTATCATGTTGGGATTTCTATTCAGATCCTAATGCAACTAATATAGATGACAGTGAGTATGTTATTCAACGTCACTCATTTAATAGACAGCAGTTTGCAGATTTAATTAAAAGACCTTTATTTAATGCAGACTCTATTCGTGAATGTTTAGCAGCAGGTCCAAATTATCAAACAAGAAGTTATGAATCTTCTTTATTTGATAGAGAGAATGTAGAGAATTTATATAAGAACAGATTTGAAGTATTAGAATACTGGGGTATAATTGATAAGAATGTCGCAGATGAAATAGGATTTAAATATGATGATGCATTAGATGTTGTATCAGTTAATGTTTGGATTTGCGGTGGTCAAGTTTTAAGATGTGTAGAGAATCCATTTACACCTACAAGATTACCTTACATGGTTTGTCCATACGAAGTTAATCCTTATCAATTCTTTGGTGTGGGTGTTCCAGAAAATATGGATGATTCACAATCAGTTATGAATGGTCATGCAAGAATGGCAATTGATAATTTAGCACTATCAGGTAATTTAGTATTTGATGTGGATGAAACAATGTTAGTACCAGGTCAAGATATGAAAATATTTCCTGGTAAAATATTCAGAAGACAAAGTGGTCAACCTGGATCAGCAATACATGGAGTTAAATTTCCAAGTACAACTAATGAAAACATGATGATGTTTGATAGGTTTAGACAGTTAGCTGATGAAGCAACTGGTATACCTTCTTACTCACATGGTCAAACAGGAGTACAATCTACAACAAGAACAGCATCAGGCATGTCAATGCTTATGGGTGCTGCTGCACTAAGTATTAAAACAGTTATTAAAAATGTTGATGACTATTTATTAAAACCCCTAGGCAATACAATGTTTCACTGGAACATGCAGTTTAATGATGATAAGCCAGAAATAAAAGGTGATTTAGAAATTAAAGCAAGAGGGACATCGTCTCTAATGCAGAAAGAAGTTAGATCACAAAGACTAATGACATTTATGCAAACAGCGTCTAACCCATCGTTAGCACCATTTGTTAAATGGCACACAATACTAAAAGAAATTGCAAAATCACTAGACATTGATCCAGATCAAGTAATTAATGATCCAGAGAAAGCAGCGATATTTGCACAAATAATGGGAATGGTAAATGGAAATCAAGCACCTACAGGCGTTAGTGGACAACCAGGTCCAATGGAAAATACTGGAACAGTACCTCCAGGAGCTGCAGTCGCAGATCCAACTGGAAATGGAGGTGGCAACATCGGAACAGGTAATGTACCGTTGCCAGGGGAAGCTGGTTTTGCTTCGCCAAATGTTGAATCTGGAATCGGCAAGCAGACACAGTAAGACTAACCAAGGAACTTAATGAGTCAATATTCACTTTCTTATGATAGTAGTGGTAATTCTAGTTTAGTAGCTACAAATACAACACCTACAAGAACTACTATCCCATCGGGAGATTGGAAAGTTAGTGATTATGTTTCACGTACACAAGATTATGGAGTTACAGAAACTTATAATAAAAATTCTCCTGAAGAACAACTAAAAGCTATTACCAAAATATTAGTACCAAGTGGTAATGATAGTAAAGATGACAAAGAGGTTGTTAAAAAAGATTACTCACCTGAATTTAATTGGAAGGATTATACTTATACAGAAATGTCAAAAGCATTAGGTATAGATGCTGCAGATGCTTGGGCAAAAGCATATGGTATAGAAAAAGGTGCTAGTGCACTATCTACAGGATTAGGGTTAGCAGGAATATTTATGCCTATTAATGCTATAGTTAAAGCTGGGGCAAAAGCAACAGCATATGGTGCAGAGAAGTATAAAGAAAAATTAGTTAAAGATTATATAAATTCAGATTATTATACAGGTAAACACGAAAGCTTTAAATTAGAATATGAATTAACTGGTGACTATGATTCCTACAGTGATATAAACTGGGGACCTAGCTATGGAAATGAATACAAAGAAGGAACAGTATTTGATGCAGAAGATGAAGAAAATTATAGTACTCCAGTAGAAGCACCTACTCCAGTATCAACACTTTTTCATCCTTCTCAAGGTAATAATAATGATAACAATAGAGACCCTAACCAAGGAAATACTCAAACGGGTCATGGCAAAAGTGGAATGGGTCGAGATCCAGATAGGTTTAAATAATGGCAATAGATTATAAAGGAGAACCAGCAGTATCAACTACAGGAACAATCGGGGCAACCCCATTTGTACCTAAGCCTGCTGATACATCTCAGTTAGTTGACAACATGGCACAACAACAAGAACAAGGTGCGGGTCTAGTAGAAAGACCTCAACCAGAGAGTGCTACACAAAGTCCGCAAATTGACTTAAATAGTTTGCAAGATGATGATAAGCGAATATTAAATGTTCACCTAACACCATCTTTGAAAAATGTTTTAAATAAAATATTTGGTGCAGACTTATTCCCAGGAATAGGTATAGGGGAACCTACAATTAGTGTATCAAAGAAAATAATTGAAAACAGATTTGGTAGCGTTGACAAATTTATGTCAATGGTTAAACCAATAGAACAAGATGAAATTGTGCCACCTGCAAATACACAAGGGATACTATCCCAAAACGTATAGCAGCCCACAAAATTATGGAACCGAGCTACCCTTATCCATAAGGCACTCAACCTAAGAGGAAAAAAATAATGGAAAAAGAAGACAAACAAGAAACTAAACTGTTTAAAAAACCAGACAGCAAGTTAATGTATCAGAAACATAGAGATGATGAAAATGATCCCGAAACTGAGGCATTTGCTAAAGGTGAATTAAATAAATTTAATGAAGAAAAAGCAGAAGCAGCAACCGTTCAAAAGGACACAGAAACATCTGAAGAAATTGCAAATTCAAATGACGAAGCTACTCTTTCAACTGAACGCCCTGAAAATGCAGAAGATCGTGTTTTTAAGAAACGTTATGACGATTTAAAAAAACACTATGATTCTACTTTATCTAAGCACAAAGATACAGTTAGAACTTTAAAGACGCAATTGGAAACATCTACTAGTGAGTTTGTTCCGCCTAAATCTAAGACTGAATTAGAGGCTTGGAGAAAGGAGTATCCCGATGTATATGATATGGTTGAAACCATAGCTATGACAAAGGCTGATACTAAAGCTAAAGAGATCGAGGAGAAATACCAAACTCTACAGAAGCAGCAGGAAGAAATTGGCAGAGAAAAAGCAGAAGTTGAATTGTTAAAGTTACATCCTGATTTTAGTGAGATTCGTAAAGAAGATGCGTTTCACAATTGGGCTGCTAAACAAGATCCAGTTATTCAAAATTGGTTGTATGAAAATACATCTAATGCACAATTAGCTGGAAGAGCTATTGATCTTTATAAGATGGATAGTGGTGTTAGTGGTTTGAATAAAAAACAGGAAACAGCTGTTAAGAGAGAAGCAGCTAAAGCTATAACAAAAACTAACAAAGCTACAGAATCAGATATTCCCACAAAGAAGATCTGGTCTAACTCTGAAATTAGTAAGATGAATAGAAGAACGTTTGAGAAGTTTGAAGCTGAAATCGATGAAGCCTCAAGAGAAGGTAGGATTC